TGGCCGTAACGTCCAACTTCCGCGAGGTGTGGGCCTTTGGCACAAACTCGATTGAGGTCTGGTTTGACTCTGGCGCTACAGACTTCCCCCTGCAACGCATCCAAGGCGCGTTTAACGAGTTAGGCTGCGCTGCCCCTTACTCTATAGCCAAGATGGACAACGGCCTGTTTTGGCTTGGCCGTGACCGCCGTGGTCAAGGTATTGTCTACCGCGCCAATGGCTATTCGGGCGTTCGCATTTCTACCCATGCTGTTGAATGGCAGATTCAGCAATACGCTGATTTGTCAGACGCTATTGCGTACACATACCAACAAGACGGCCACAGCTTTTATGTGCTAATTTTTCCTACTGCCAATACCACTTGGGTTTATGACGCGGCAACGCAAGCCTGGCATGAGCGTGCGGGCTTTGACAATGGTGAATTTACCCGCCACCGCAGTAACTGCCAAATGGCGTTTAACAACAAGATCGTTGTTGGCGACTATGAGAACGGCAACATTTATGCGTTTGACTTGGACGATTATTCAGACAACGGCAGCATTCAAAAGTGGTTGCGTTCATGGCGGGCGCTGCCAACCGGCCAAAACAATTTGAAGCGCACGGCGCATCACAGCTTGCAACTGGACTGTGAAACAGGCGTGGGGCTAAATCTGTACCCTGGCTATGACAGCGAAAATATTGACACTGAGTCAGGGTTAGACCTTGTAGCTGAATACGTACAAACGTTTTTAGCAACGCAATCGGGCGTTACTTTAACTACCGAGGCCGGGGACGGTTTTCAGCCTTTAGGCCAATACGAACTGTCGGATACCGATATTAGCGGGTACAACTTAGTGACCACAGCTTATCCGGCTGCACCAGGCTACGATCCTGAAGTCATGCTGCGCTGGTCAGATGATGGCGGTCATACTTGGAGCAACGAACATTGGTCACCAGTTGGCAAAATCGGTGCGTATGGTCACCGAACCTTTTGGCGTCGGCTGGGCATGACTTTGAAATTGCGCGATAGGGTCTATGAATTGTCGGGCACTGACCCTGTAAAAATTACAATCATGGGCGCTGAACTTATTTTGAGTCCAACAAATGCCTAGCCCTAACGCTACGCCAACACCAATCACGCCACCGCGAGTGCCGTTGGTTGACCCTCGCACGGGATTGATTGATCGCGCTTGGTACTTGTTTTTCTTGTCGCTCAACAACATTGCGTCTGCTGTTGTTGATAATAGTGATATTGGTACTAATACTGATTCTTTGCTTGCGTCCTACGATGCGGCGCTTCGCTCGGTCAATCAGGAATTGCAGACCCTGCCGCCAGTAGTCACTTTGCCAGCGCCTGACGTATTGGGCGACTCATCTGCCTTAGAGTCCCAAATAGCCGAAATGCAAAAGCAGATTCAAGGCTTGCAGCTTGCCCCGCCGCCAAGGGAATTCAAACGCAGCCGGTATGGGTCGTTTTACGACACCACTACGCAGACCGCCACGGTTATCAACACAGCCACGGCAATCACGTTTAACACGACAGACCTTAGCAACGGGGTATTTATTGGCACGCCTACTTCTCGAATTATTGTTGACACTGAGGGAATTTACAACTTTGATACATCGTTTCAGTTGGATAAGACCGCAGGCGGCACGGCAATATTTGATTTTTGGTTTCGCCTTAACGGTGTTGATGTAACAGACAGTTGCAGCCGAATTAGAATTCAGGGCAACAATGCTGAGATTTTTTCATCGTTAAATTTCTTTTTTGATCTCAAAGCGAACGACTATGTTGAGCTAATGTTCTCGGTCACTGACCTTACTGTTGAAATTACTGCTTTCGCTGCTTCAGCACCCCATCCAGGCATCCCGTCCATAATTCTCACAGTCAACAACAACATCGGAGGTTTCCAATGACCGTATCAGTAAAAGTGCTTGTACCCGCAAAGTTTGCCGAAGCAACCCAAGTTACCCAGTACACCGCTACTGGCGTCACGGCCATCATCGACAAGTTCACCGCGACTAACATCACTGCCACAGCGGCCACGATCAGCGTGAACTTGGTCACCGTGTCTGGCTCTTCTGGTAACACCAACCTGATTACCAAGACCAAGACGCTTCAGGCTTCTGAGGTCTACACCTTCCCTGAACTGGTGGGCCAAGTGCTTGGTGTTGGCGACTTCATCAGTACCATTGCTGGCACTGCCAGCGCAATTAACATCCGCGTTTCTGGGCGTGAGGTGACTTAATGATTCACCACCACTTTAGTTCAGGTGTGTACGCTAAAGAAGCGTTTATTCCTGCGGGTCAAATTTTAGTGCAGCACGCTCACAAACATGACCACCTATCTATTTTGGCTAGTGGATCGGTAGAACTTATCGTAAACGGCGTTAAATCTATTGTTAACGCCCCCGCTTGTCTGACTATAGCGGCAGGGCAACATCACGGCGTAAAATCAATTACAGACGTTGTTTGGTATTGCATACACGCCTCTGATTGCACTGATGAAGACGCGATTGATGACCTGTTAATTGTGCCTGGGGATATTGACCAGGCGCGTAATATTGCTCAGTGTCTGAGCGAAGGAGTTTGATATGCCTTGGATGATCCCCGCCGCAATTTTTGGCAGTTCGTTGCTTGGCGCAAGCGCCGCCAGCAAAGCCGCTGACACTCAAGCAGGCGCTGCTGACCGCGCTGCTGAGTTGCAGTACAAAATGTACCAAGAAAATGTGCAGCGGCAACAGCCTTTCTTAGAGGCTGGAGTAGGGGCGCTTAACAAGCTGACCGCTGCGGCTGATTACAAGCCGTTTGGGATGGATCAATATAAAGCAGACCCAGGCTACGCATTTCGTCTATCTGAAGGCCAAAAAGCACTTGATCGTCAAGCCGCTGCCCGTGGTGGCTTGATCTCCGGTGGGGCTTTAAAGGCTGCTGCCCGTTATGGGCAAGACATGGGTTCGCAAGAGTACATGAATGCATTTAACCGTTATCAAACTGAACGCTCTGCCATGCTCAATCCGCTGCAAAGTTTAGCGGGTGTGGGCATGACTACCGCCAATACTTTAGGCGAGGCCGGTCGATCATACGGCGCAGGCGCTAGTGAAGCATATATGGGGGGTGCTAACGCCCGCGCGTCTGGATACGTTGGTGGTGCAAATGCGCTTACCAGCGGTTTAGGATCGTACTTAAACTACAGCCAAGGGCAAGACTATTTAAATAGATTGCGGCCCCCTACACCTTACGGCCCCCCGCAAACAGTTACCGGCTATCAAGGTTAAGGAGCAATCATGCCACTAGACACACGAATTGCTCTTGGGGTTCAGCCGCTTCAGCTTGCTGATCCATTGGCACGGGAAGGCCAAGTACAAAACATTTTGGCCTCGCAAGCCCAGCAACGCGCTGCCGGTATGCAACAACAAAACGCTCAAATGCAAATGGATCAGGCGCAACGTCAACTTCGACAAGATGAAGATTACGTTAGCCAAATGACAAAAGCCATAGGAGAAAATGGTGGCCCATCAGACATGATGCAAGCATTTCGAATAATGGCAACGCACAGAGACCCTCGAGTTTCGCAACAAGGCGTAACGGGGTTGCAATCTTTGCGGCGATTGGACGAGGCAAAGAAAGCTGGCATTTATGGTGCGCCTGCGCCTGTCATACCAAACGCTGGCCCTACACCTGGCGCAATGGGCTCAGGCACATTTGGTATGGATCAAAACGTGCCTATGTTTAACCAGCGTAATGTCCCACCACTTAACTTGACTACGCCTGCGGTTAACCAACTGACGCCGCCTGCCGCTGCGCCTGTTAATCAGCTTGCGGCAGCGCCACCAGCAGACGTTGCAAAAACCTTGCAAGCTGAGTTTACGAGGCTGTCTCAATTTACAGATTTGCCGGGTGTTAAAGAACGAATGGATTTGATTAAAGATCAGTTGAAAGAACTAAGCACGCCTCGCGTTGTTGGTAGGAATCTGGTAACCGGCAGCGGTAAAACTATTTTTACCGCGCCACAAGATGTGACGCTATCGACTTTGGCTAGATTACAGAGTGAATTCGCTGCGTTGCCGCCGGGCGATCCGCGCATCCCACAATACGTGGCGGCGATTAACAAAGAAACTACTCGCGCACCTGGAACGGTGGTTAACATTGACAATAAACAAGAGGGGGCGTTTGCAACTGGGCTTGGCAAAGGTCAATCCGACCGAATTCTGGCTAATCAAGTAGTGGCGCAAGACGCAGCGGCAATTTTAGAAACTA